CTGGTAACATCACCACTAAATCACATCGTTTCAGAATTTCTTCGTATGCTCTTAGAAAATGTTCGTCTGAGCAGATGCCGTCTAAGAATGCACTATTAAGATGAGGACAAATCACTGCGTAACCTTTCTTCCAGTATTCTACGGCTGCTTTTTCAGCTAACCGGATGTTTTCCCTCGTTTCGTTGATCGTTTTCCCTCGGTAGGGTCCTGCTATGTAGGCGAGTTTCATTCGTTTAACACCTTCTTTTCTTCCGACATCATTCTTTTTAAAATTTTCGCTATAATCTTGTAAGCCATTTCAGTTCTTGCGTTTACAGGTATCACCTTTCCGGTTAAATCATCACAGATTGAACCGTCCGCCATCCGATTGATGACTTGGACGTCCATTTAGCTAACCTCCTTTCGTTTATTTCCGGTGTCACTATTTAGGTGACAGTGTGGGTATAAAAAAAGTATCAATTGGATAATCTGGAAATGCCTGACAAAAACCGGTTATGAATTTAAATCCAGGTTTCCTGTCACCATTCAAAACTCTGTTCACAAAAGACCTTGTAACACCAATCTTTTTCGCAAATTGAGCTTCAGTGTAACCATGTTGCGCTAAAAAAGATTTTAACGCATCAATATTTAATTCACTCATTTAATCACCCCCTTACTGTTGCCTTTCGGCGACACCCTAATACTACCATAGCTGTAACCTTTTGTCAACACCTTTTTAAAAAATTTTTCACCTTTCAAGTGTTGCCTATTGGCAACATTAATGTTAAAATAAACATAGAGGAGGTGACACTGATGTTCGGTAATTATATAAAGACCTTGAGAGAGAAAAAAGAATTATCTCAAAGGCAGCTAGCTTCGGCTAGTATTATTTGCTTTAGATTTTTTTGGGGAGGGCTGGTTATTTTGCCTATCCCATGTATTTAAAATAAAAAAAGAGGACCATCACTGGTCCTCTTACTTTTCATTAGGATAATATTTTCTCTCAAATTCCTCCCAGCTTTTACTAAACTCATGATTGGCAAAGGCTTCTTTTAGTCCACTTATTTGCTTCAACCGCAAAACTTCATCTAGCTCCATGCCTAATTTTTTACAAATCTCTTCATCGCTCCAGCCCTCTTTCGATAGTTCAACCACTATATCACTCATAGACCTTATTTGATGCGTTCCCCTCGCCCTATTATGCCTTATTGTGCTGCCCATCCTCTCATCCAAGGGCTTGTCAATAACTACAACTGGTATTACATCGCTTTTTAAGTAGTCTTTTAAGATTGTGTATCGATGAAAGCCATCTACCACGATGTAAATATCCTGTTCTTTGTCGTAATAAGTAACTATCGGCATAGTTACCCCATCGAGCTCAATGGATAGTTTCAGTAATCGCATTTCTGGAGTTGCCACTTTGTTCGGGTTATAATCATTAGCCACAACTTTATCTATAGGTACTAATTTTACATTAAGGCAAGGGAATTCGATTTTTTTAGACATCTATCTCCCTCCTTAATACACTGTAGCTCCCTCGATTGCCAACTACATTAAAGCCTCTTTTCTTCCAAGCATTTATTAATCTATCAACATTAGTTATTACTTGCTGTGCCTGCCCTTTGTAAAGCTCGATTAGATAATCTGTTATAAAAGACCATACGCCTTTATCTCTATATTGCTCCAAAACATACATATTACCAAATGTCACTTTGTTTTTTTCAATTGCAGCTGAAGCGAAACCGGCTAAATTGTTTTCATCATATACTAAATACCATTCCATGTTTTCATCGTTGATTATGTAAGGTAATTCTTTTCGATATTTTCTTTCTGCAAAATAGGAACCCATAATCGAATAGAATACCGATTTGTTGTAATCGCCTTTATATGCTTTCACATTATACATTTTTCACTTCCTCTCTTATTTAATTCCTCGGCTACTCTTTTTAAGGGTTTACTATCTGTATCTTTTCCGTATATCAAATTTTTATATTTCTTTTTCAGCTCGAATAATTTCCGCACATCAGATTTTGTCTGGCTAAATGATAATCTAGACATCCAAAAATCGTTTTTCTCAATAGCCCTTGCAATTCGCTTCCAATAAGGAGTCTGTCTATATCCCTTTAGCTCCCATTTATCATCAGGCATATTCTCTGGTGTAATGCCGGCTTCCTTTTCCCACCAATCTAAGAAAGTTCTTATTTTTCGATAATAATGATCTCTTAACTCAGGTGCATATAAACCTAGACTTTCAAGTAACCAAACGGTATATTGCTCCCACGTCATCCCATCTGGTTTCTCTGATTTGATATTCCCCAGGAGGCTTGTCCGGGCATATATATTACCAAAATTTACGCCGTGCACTCTATTGAGAACCTTCTCCCACGTCTCCGGTTCTAAAGCCCTGAATTGGTCTAGGCCATTTCTTTGGTCGTCTCCGTAGGGCTGGCAGAGCCTTTGCTCATGAATTGAAAGTCCGTTTTTATACATAAGCTCATAGATGTAGTTGTATTTAAGGTCTAATTTGGCAACGGCTCCCCAAATATCTTCTGTTCGCCAATCGTATAAGGGGAAAAAATTGTAGGTATTAATCGGTTTTTGGTTTATGCGAACCTGAGTTGTCCATTGGTAATTATTGTAGGTAGTTTTGTTTTCATTTATAATAGTTCTAAATCGATTAAGACTTTCATCGCTTCTAATGCCTATTCCGGCGGCTGAAATACCACCATGGCTCTGGTTAAACCATTCTGCGAAATACAAGATAAATTCCTCGAATTCCATCCCTTTCTTAAACCAGGTCCATTCTTTAGGGTAATTATCCTCATTAATAACGCAATCAAAATCTGGCATTTCACGGACCCATTTGTGTTTATCGTTTTTATCCCAGCAAATCCATTTGGGTTGGATAACCGAGACTGCATTACGTAAACTTAGAGGTAAACAGCACCAGTAAACTTCCTCTGTTACATCATCAATTTCTCTTAACAATTCTTCTATGTGTTTTATTGTTGCTTTGTACTGAGCTTCTAAGTCTATATAAAGCACACTAAATTTTTTCCTATTTTGTCGTGCCACCATGGCGCACAATTGTGCCATCACGGAGCTGTCTTTACCACCAGAAATACTCAGATAGACATTATCAAACTCATTAAAAACAATCTTAAACCTTTCCAAAGCCGCCGTTAAAACGTCTTTATCAGTATATATCTTGCCCAATTATGAATCCACCACCTCTCCATTAGTCCATTTTCTTAGCGATTGCTTATCTTTTTGCCTCTCGATTTCTCTATGGAACTCTAGAGTTAAGAAAAATCTCCTCCAGCTGCAAGCCGAATTCCTTGTGCAGCTTAATGCCCAAGCTCAAAAACTTTTTCTATATTCATCTTTCTTCCTCCCTTTTGTTTAAATACTCCTCAATCGCCTCAACTGCGATTTGAGTCATAGATTTGTCTAGCTTGATGCTCGCGTACTGCAACCTTGTGTGCAACTCCGCTGGCATATAGATGCCTAACCTCTTGATTTTTTTGCTCATTGTCTTACCTCCTATGTTTAATGCTTTCATCTTCCATTCCACCTTTCTGCCAGGATTAAGGCTCCTGGCGGGCCTTTGGTTTACTGCTGACCTCTTAACTATATTATAGCACTATATCACTATAGTGTTAAGGGGTTAATGGGTTATTTTAAAAATTATTTTAATGCCCCAAAACCGCATGATATCAACGTTTACAGCCATTCTAAAATTATCAGAAAATAAAAACTTTAGATTTTAAAAATAAAAAACGGGGACCTGTTGCTGGTCCCCTGCAAAAATCATGCCTCTCAATCAGCCAGTCCCGGCTATGAGCCCATAGCAGCCTCGTGGCGCGGTTTTGTCCAACCACAAAGGCAATCACAAGCGGAGAGAAAAATAGGCGCCTTAAAACGCAAATAAAACGGTCGGGGTAAAAGCATAAAAAAATAAAGGAGACCTACAAATGGTCTCCTTTGTTTATATAATACTAAATTCATTAACTTGGAACACCAAAACTGTCTTTTCCACTTGGCCATCCGTTAATGTAGTCGTAAACACGATGGCGTTTTTCCCAATCTGTGTCGGCTCCACCATTGCACTCACTTTGGCTCCGCTAATATTAGCCGGAGCTTCCTGTGTGGTTGTACCGTCTGGATTTATAAGTTGCCATGTGGCTTCTTGTATTGAGACTGCTAAGCCGTCTTTCCGAGTTAATTCTATTCCCTTTATTAATTTTTCACCCAGCAACATTTCTTTGCCTTGTATTACATTATCATTCAATTATATCACACCTCCCTGGCGATAATACTGACATCGTATTCTGTTGCAATTATATTGACCAATTCTTTTGCTGTAATCTCTGGTGTAATTTCTTTGGCGATGTATGGGCTGGCATCTTTGCCGGCTGGGTCTGGGCTTGCATCCTGGATATATCGCTTATAAGGTGGGGCATATTCGGGATATCCAAAGAGGGCGGTTATCAGCGCCTCCCCTCCAGCATCAGCGCTAAAATCCCGCTCCAGGTCAACCTCATGCTCACTGTCATATCCCTGTTCACTGTCCCAATATATCTCGCTGTTGCTTGCCAAAATATCACCTCCTGGTGATGGTCTCCAGTGCC